GAAGTTTGACCTGGCGCAGACCACACCCGAGAACCGCAAGCACTGGACGAATGCGGACGGGTTGGCAGCACGCGCGGCAATGTCTCCGGCAGTCCGTCGAGTCGTACGAATCCGCAGCCGATATGAGGCCGAGAATAACTCGTGGTACGCTGGTATTCTTCGAACGGCGGTCAATCACATTGTCGGTGGAGCTGGGCCGCGATTGCAGTTGCTGACCGGGAATCCGGACGCTGACCGCAGACTTGAGCGGGCATGGGTGCAGTGGGTTCGCACGGTTGATTTTGCGGATATCCTCCGCATGGCCGTTGAAGCCTATTGGCGCGACGGTGAAGTCTTTTTGATGCGAGCCGACGCGAACCGATTGGATGGCGTGACGCTGGACGTGCGACTGATTGAAGCCGATCAGGTGCAGGCACCGTGGGACGCACAGGCAGTCGGCGATCCGTAGTCCGACGATGGCATCAGATTCGACCGCGGCACGAACGAGCTTCTGGTGTACGTCTATGACCACCACCCAGGCGGGCCGGCATACACGTACAGCAACATGCAGGGGCACTGGTACCGCGCAAAGTCTGAGGTCGCGCATCTGTACCGGGCTGAGCGACCGGGGCAGACACGAGGAATCCCGAGGGCGACACCCGCCCTGCAAACGCTGCCGATCATGCGCCGGCAGGAACTGGCGACGCTGTATTCAGCAGAGACAGCGGCAAACTTCGCCATGTATCTGAAGTCCACCGGATCAGCGGTCACACCCGCAGCATCCACCGCAGACTTCGCTGAGATCGAGTTAACGCGGAACATGCTGACAACTTTGCCCGAAGGCTGGGAAATCGGACAGGTTGAGCCGAAGCAGCCGGGGCCGCTGTACGAGATGTTCCAGCGGCAGGCGTTGATGTCATTCTGCCGCTGTACCAACATGCCCTACACGCTGGCCGCAGGCACTGGCAAGGATGCGAATTTCTCCAGCTTCAAAGGTGACATGGCGAACGTGTGGGCACCGGAAGTCGCAGTCGAACAGAACCGCATCGAGACAACCGTACTTGAGCCAGTGTTGCAGTGGTTTTTTGAGTCTGCCGTTTTCGTGTCCGGGCTGCTGAACGGTCTGCCGCGATTGGATCAGATTGAACATCATTGGCACTGGCAACCGTTGCCGGAACTGGACGCGGTTGAGTCAGCGCAAGCTGCACTGCTCCGAATGCAGTCCGGGCTATCAAGTCCCTCACGCGAGTATGCTCGACGTGGTGCCGATTGGGACGCAGAATCGACGCGAGCCGCTGCAGACTACGGCGTCAGTGTGGATCAGTACCGATCGGCGGTGTTCGGGCAAATCTACAAAGACTCAGCGCCGCAGGGGCCAGCCGGTCCTGCAGAATCCATGATCACGACCGCAACCACTGCTGTTGCAGATACAGCCATGAACGGGGCGCAGGTCGCATCAATCGTGTCAATCATCGCGCAGGTTGGTCAGGGAATCATTCCGCGAGATACTGCCCGGGCTTTGATTCGGTCGGCATTCCCAGCGGTGCCACCACAGAACGTCGAGGAAATGCTGGCACCGTTTGCCGTCGTGACGCCGCAAGTCGATCAGACGCAGGCCCAGCAGCCCGCGGCAGGTGTTGCTGGCGAGTACACGACATTGGGACAGCGAGCCTTCACCAATAACCAGAAACGCATTCGGCGAGTTCTGGAGGACGTGCAAACCGGCGAGATGTCCAGAGTCATGGCTGAGCAGACACTAGCCACAATTGGCCTTCAGCCCGAACGGATTGCGGCACTGCTGGACGACGTGCTATCCGGCGACGGCGTGAGTGATGATGAGCTGTCTGAGGTCGAAGCCGCAGCCGCATGGGCCGGAAAGGTCAGCAAGCAAATGGACGCGAGGGACAAAAAACGATGAAGCCGATCACACTGACAGCACCGCTGCAATTGAAGGCCGCGGAAGGCACGAAGCCGCGACGGTTTTCGATTCTCGCATACACTGGCGGACCTTTGCCCGTGAGTGGGTTTGCGTTGCCGGTTGTCGTGGATCTGGCAGGACTGGAGACACCCGGCAACGTTCCGATTCTGCTGGACCACAGCAACACTGTTGAGGACACGCTGGGCGTTACCGACAGCATTGAGAACGACGGGGAAAGCCTGATGCTGGCAGGACCAGTCACAGGTGTGTCACCGAAGGTTCAAGGCGTTCTCGAACAGGGCGCGAAGGGCCAGCAATGGCAAGCGTCCATCGGGGCGCGAATCATTGAGGAAATTGAGATACAAGCGGGCGAGTCTGTTGAGGTGAATGGGCGTGTGCAAACAGGCCCATTCATCCTCGCTCGTCGCGCAGTGTTGCGGGAAACATCCGTTTTGCCAATGGGGGCAGACGGAGCGACCGCAGTTAACCTGGCAGCCGCGGCTGCCCTTGCAGGAGTTGCAGCCGTGTCTTTCGAAGATTGGCTGAAAGAGTTGGGGTTGTCGTTGGACAACATGACACCAGAGAACCAAGCCACGTTGATGAAAGCGTGGGAAATAAAGTCGGCAGCACCGGTGCAGGCCGAGCCAAGTATGGACCCGAACAAAAAGGATACGGCAGCAATGCCAGCAACACCAGACCCGAAAACCGCTGCAGCAGGTGCGGTGAATGACCTGCAGGCTGCTGCCGATGTGCGTAAGCAGATTGCCGGTGTGTACCGTCAGCAGGCAGAGATTCAGGCGAAGGCAGCCGGACATCCAGACGTGATTGCGGCTGCACTGGAAAACAACTGGTCAGCCGACAAGGTGGAACTCGAAATCCTGAAGCGACAGGTGAGCAGCGGGCGCACCCGTCCGACGTCATTTGTTTCGGCGCAGAACGGCGGAGATCCCAGCCGCATTCTGCAGGCCGGGCTGAGCATGGCACGCGGTCACAAGGGCACGGAGAAAGAATTTTCCGACGCCGAACTGCAGGCCGCACACAGCCAGTTCAAGGGCCGCATCGGGCTGCAGCAGGTCATGTTGATGGCTGCAGCGGCAAACGGCATGAACGTCATGCCCGGAACCAAACTGCATGACGGCAACCTGCGAGAGACAATGGAGTTCGCCTTCGCTCGCAACCTGCAGGCCGGATTCAGCACCGTCAGCCTGCCGGGGATCTTCAGCAACCTTGCCAACAAAGAACTGCTGCAAGGCTTTGAAGAAGTCGCCAACAACTGGACCGAAATTGCAGAGATCAAGTCCGTTGCCGACTTCAAACTCCACACCTCCTATCGTCTGCTGGATGATATGGAGTATGAAGAACTCGGACCCGGTGGCGTGATCAAGCACGGCAAGATCAGCGAGGAAAGCTACACGCGATCGGCTGAAACCTTCGCGAAGATGTTTTCGCTGACCCGTCGCGACATCATCAACGACGATCTGGGCGCGTTTGACGATTTGCGAACACGTCTCGGACGTGGTGCAGCCCGTCGTCTGAATCGTCTGGTGTGGGCGACGTTCCTTAGCAACCACACCACGTTCTGGACGACTGCCCGAACGAACTACATCGAGGGTGGCACAACCAACCTCGGCACCGATGGCGTTGGCCTGTCGTTGGGCGTGAAGGCATTCCGTCAGCGGTTGTCACCACTGGTGACGGGTGCAGAGTCAACCAGCCGGATGACGCTGGGTGGACAGCCAACAAAGCTGCTCGTTCCGCCGGAACTGGAAGCAGTTGCCGAAGCGTTGTATGTCGCGCGAAACCTGAATGCCGTGAAGACGTCGGACGCCAACATTCACGCCAACAAGTACCGCCCGGTGGTTGCCACCGAGTTGTCCGACAGCACATACAGTGGCGGCTACAGCACCACCGCATGGTACCTGTTTGACGACATCATGAAGCCGGTTGTGGTTTCGTTCCTGAACGGTCAGCGAAGCCCGACCGTCGAATCTGCCGACGCTGACTTCAACACGCTGGGTATCCAGTTGCGTGGGTACCATGACTTCGGCTGTTCACAGTCCGAATACCTGGCAGGCGTCAAGAGCAAGGGCGCAGCCTGATCCGACACCCGGTAGCAGGTGCTGCCGGGATTCATTCCGAATCCATTCCATGAGGAGAGTATACACATGCCCCAGAGTCCCGCATTTCTCTACAGCGACGATGACGCTGTGGACTACACACCCGCAGCCGCAAAGATCGGCGGTGACGTGGTTGTGTCCGGTGGTATTGTTGGTGTGACCGCGACCGATTTGGCAGCGAGCGAAAAGGGTTCGCTGGCACGCGAGGGAGTCTTTCAGGTGCCAAAGACCACAGCCGCATGGGTTGCCGGTCAGCCCGTGTACTGGAACGCAACCGGCGATCCGGACAGCGGCGATGCAGGCAGCGGCGCAGCCAACCAGATCGGTAACGGCGTTTACATGGGCATCGCAGTTCAGGCGCAGGTATCCGGAGACAATACCGGGCTGGTGATCCTGAATGCCCCAATGCCCACGACGCAGGCCGCAGTAACCGCAACCACAACAGGTGCGACCACCGGACTCATTCCGGCAGGCACCACCTTCGTGACAGTGACCAGTGCAAACGCGGATCATCAGATCAGCCTGCCAGCCGGTTACATTGGTCAGGTCATGCGGATTCTTGTGGGCACAACCGCCTGCGAACTGATTTCCGCCGTTGCTGCAGACAAGGTCAACGAAGTCATCGTGGGCGCAACGAACGAGTTGGCACTGACAGCCGAAGCCCTCTACACGTGTGTTTACACGAAGAGCGGTTTTTGGATTGTCACAGGGCTAACGAAACTTGGTGCGGCACAGGCTGCACTCGTTCCGGATGCACGCTGAGAGAGGTTGAGACGTGAGCGACTTCGACGACGCGATTGGAGAGATGGTGGAGGATCTGCTGGCGGAAGCCGGGCAGACCGTCACCTATTTCCGCGGCGTCGAGTCGCACTCAGTCACAGCACGCAAGGCTGCAGGACGCACACAGTTTGTTGATTTGGGTAACGGGCAAATCGTTGAGGTGCGCCCGGTGGACTGGATACTGCTGCAGGCGGATTTGCCGTATCCACAACCGCAGGCCGGAGACGTGATTTTGTCTGCCGGGTTGCGATATGAGCTGCAGCCATTTGCGGGGGAAAAGGTTTTCCGTCAGACCTCCCCGCAGATGGTTCGGCTGCACTCTAAAATGATCGGCGGTGTGATATGAGCACGCTGGCACCGTCAACAGAAGCCGTCAATGCGATCGTCGCACGGATCAATGCAGGAACAACGTACAAGCTGGACCTGAAAGCCGAAGCACGCGAGTTGATCGTTGACCCGACGGAGGAAGTCACAGAGTTGCGGGTGGACGTGTGCCATGAGTCTGAGCAGCAGTTGTTTGAGACTTTGGACGCTGTGGACAACACGCAGCACGCAATCCGGATCTGGATCAGGAAAAAGGTGGCGGACATCACACCGCAGGAACTGAATCCGCTGCGGCTGTTGTGTCGGCAGATTCTCCGGCAGGTGGACCAGTACGTGACAACAGATTGGCGTGTCAGAGTCTGGCAGGCAGGTTTCGAGACGCAGGAGGTTGCAGACAAGGCGGTTCTGTATTCGCAGAGGATGTTCGTGGCGTCGATCAGTTGCGAAGTGCAGGTGAAGCCATGAAGGCCGAAATCAACGTTGATGGATTGAAGGAGTTGATTTCCGAGTTCAGCACCATGAGCAAGGACGCGCGAAAGGTCGCGCGTGTTGCGTTGCAGTCAGCAATGAAAGTGATTGCGGCGGAGATGGCAAACCAACTCGACCCGCGAGTAAAAGAGGTTGGCAAGTCCGTCGGTTATCGGTTGACGATTTACCGCGGCAACGTGACGAAAGCAAAGGTCGGCTTCAACGTCGGCAAGGGTGCAACGAAGCGGCGAGTGATTCGCAAGCGGACAACGAAGGGCGGCGTGGGGATTGGATCAGCAAACCTGCACTGGTTCATTCTCGGAACAGATGCACGCTACACCGGCAAACTCAAACACCGTGGGGCGATGGCAGGTTGGTACAACGGCAGAAACTCATCAACGCCTGCCGCTGGAACATCTCGTACAACGGCCCTGGCTGCTTCGGCTCAACCTGTCCGATTTCCCAGCCCTCGGGCAGTGTTGTGAGCATGTTTCGCGTCAACTCGATCTCAGCGAAGTCTGCACCGGATGCTGCGGGTGTGACCGCTGAACCGGTGGACTTCAGATACATGGCGAAGTTCGCCGCTGTCTCTGCGCTGAACAACGTCGCCAGTTCCTGCCGTCGCATGATCGGCAGCGTTTGCAGTGCAGGTGTTGCCCGCGGGATTCCGCGCGTCTGCCCCGGTCGCTCCTGTCGGTACAGGTGCAGCACTTCACTTGCCGGATACCAATCACCGCTCAGCATACTGACGGGCGCAGTCGAACCGGGGTGGTGATCGTAAACGTAGAACTCCAATTCATTCAACGCGGGATCAAAACGCACGCCGTCATCAACGAACGGGTCTTGCAGCTGTGACTGCTGCAACGGCATGGCAATCTGATCGGCCTCTAGTGTCCGCAGATCCAACGGCAGCGGATACCACTGCGGCCGTTCGGATCTCATCACGAACACTTCGCCATCTCGCCAGTAGGCTTCAACGGCTGTCCTCAGCATCTCGCCGAAATCAACGCGGGCAACCCATCGACGCCACGCCAATTCCAGACGCTGGTTGGCTGCGGCGTCTTGCGTCAGCACCTGCAATCGCGGTCCACTGCCCACAATGTGATTGACCGCCGTTCGCAGAATACCGGCGTACCACGAATTGTTTTCCGCTTCGTATCGGCTGCGGATTCGCACGACTCGACGGACTGCCGGAGACATTGCAGCGCGTGCTGCCAACCCGTCCGCGTTTGTCCAGTGCTTGCGGTTCTCGGGTGTGGTCTGCGCGAGGTCAAACTTCGCCCGCACCTGCGGCGTTCGCGGTGCGGTGGCAACGGCGGTTGACGTGCTGGCGTATCGGCGTCTGCGGCTCACTCAATGACCTCCGGGTGGGACGATACGGAGAATCATCGACTTCAACGCACCTACCGGGCTGGCGATAGCCTCTTTGCTGGCAAGGTGCTTTTCGTACTCGATCAACTCGGACAGACTGCGGCGCGTGACTGTGACGCCGTCATTGCTGACGCTCGCGGCCTTCGTCATTTCAAGTTCGAGTTGTTCGGCAGGCGTGGTCATGCCGGAATCGTCACCGGCCCTGAATCATTCTGCAACTGCTCACTTGCTACCGGTGGCAACAATCACTCACACGGATCGGAAAACCGACGCTTTTCGAATCGCGGTCGCGCGTTCAGGATTCGCTCGCCGGTTGTGTGCAATGTGTTGCAGGACGGGCACAATCGCTCCCGGAGCACAAACCCGGCAGTCTGCCGAGTGCGGTAGACTGACTGCAGTTCGGCATTGCACTTTTGGCAACGCAACCCGTCGCCCTGCTTGCGGAATTCGGTCATCGCACACCCCCCGGTAATGAGAATTTGCGCCGCTCCTGTTTCTGTGCCTGCTCACCACTCATGCCCACACCACAGATCGACGCCGCCACGCAACACCCCACAAAACAGTCCCACCAGTCGTTATCCCTACCAGGCGTTTGCTCCCATGCTACACCATGTGCGCCGTCATAGGAAATGGCTTTCGGGATCTCCGCCGTCAAATGCTCGACCAGAAGCCTATTCGCCCGCTCGTCCGTGCCCGGCAGCAGAACCGCCGAAGGTGCTCCGGGTGTCGTCAGCAGTCGCCGGGCTGCGTGCGATTTCCAGATGTTCGCGTCGTACTGGACGTGCACCGGGTGATCCGCTCGACGCTCCACCCAGTATTGCCCGGTCTGTCTGTCCTTTTGCGGCTCGCCCCACAGGTGCACCGGCTTGCGTCCAGGCTTCGGCCCGAAACCCTTTGACGGCCTGATGCGCGTGCGGTTTGCCGATGCCAGAACCTGCGACTGAATTCGCGGCTTCTGCTCGCCGTCTGACCAGTCCTTCAAGATCAAATCGAGCTGCGGGAATCGCTGCAGCAAATCCGCCTCAAGGCAATTGTGGGCATGGACAAAAGCCTCTTCCCATGACACGCCCGGCTTGTCCTGACTCAACCGCCTTGCGAGGTCCGACTTGTAAAATACCGGCCTGCCCTGATCCGGCCATGTGCCATAGTCCACGATGCAGCCGGAGAAGTCCCGCTCCCAACTGCAGACCATGTACCACAGCACTTGATCGCTGCTGTCGATGAATGCGGTCGTGTAGCTGGCCTGTTGTGGGATGCGGCTGCGCTCGACCTGTGACAATCTCGGCAACAGTGCCTGACTGTCCAGTCGCACGCCGGACTTGTCCGCGACCACTCCGCCTTCCTGCTGAATCTCCCGCTGAAAGAATTCCGGATCGACGGCCCGGATCGTCAGCAGAGACTGCAGCGCAGATAACTCTTCCGGCAGCTTGTCGTGCTCCCACGCAACCTTCGCCCCCGCGTCCATATCGGCCCGGTTGCGTAAGTAGAATTCCTGTGCTGCTGCTTTGCCGTCCTTCGGTGTTTCGCCTGTCCCCAGCAGTGCCGCGTAACGGTCCCACAGGTCCATCCGCTCGGGCATTCGCAGGACCGATTTCC